AGTGCTACGAAGGGCAAAGCCGGCAAAGTCGGAAAGTACTTCACGGACGCTAAGGATCAAGCTGCTGCCGGTGCCCGAACTCTAAAAGGTGGGTGGAAGGGACGTGCTGCTGTTGCCGGTGAGGGTGCTATGGATGCTGCAGCTCGCAAGACCGTTTCCAAGGCTATGATGCGTGAGGGATCCAAGGAGCTTGCAAAAGGCGTGGGCAAGATTGCTCTCCCCGTAGCTGGTGCCGGCGCTCTCGGCGCAGGCGCTTACGCTCTCGGCAAGAAGAAAGAGAGTTCTGCTCTCGACACTCTGGCCGAGCAGCGCGCACTCGAGATGCTGGCAGAGGCTGGCTACGCTCAGGAGAAGACTGCTTCGGCAGTTGAAGTTGCTGTTGAGCAGCGCGCTCTTGAGATGCTGGAGGCCAGCGGCTATCCAGTCGAGTGGAATCGGTAGCACCACCACATGAACCAGGTAAGCATGTCGGCACTTTTTGACGAGCTTCAAAAGCTGGGGGAATCCGATCGGAATCCATCCAGCGTTTGGGCTCCGAAAACAGTTGGGGCTCCCCGCTCCAAACTGTCGGGAGTACAATCCCCGAAAGCGCCGACTGCTCCTGGCTCCATGGCGCCTCACAATGTCGAGCCAGTAGCCAAGTATGGCCCGCAGGACTATTCACAACCCAACAGCGCGACCGCTCCAGAGACTAACCCGAGTGTGGAAATGACCGCCCGGATTCAGAGGCCACCGAACGTAGTTTTTGGAGTCCGTTAACAGGAGAAACCCTGATGAAATTCACGTTACAAGACATGGTCCAGCAAGTACATGGCGAAGTTGATCGTAGGGTCAAGCTCGCACAAGCTGGTCTTTCCGAAGCAAATCCCGAAAACAAGAACACCAACAAGACTTCTCTGAGCAATCCGGCCACTGCGCCAGACCGCAATGAAGAGTCGATCGGTAATGAGAAGACCGCTTCTGCATTCGTTGAGAAGTTGGCGTCTGCAGTCGACTACTGCAACAAGAACTTCCTGAAGATGGCAAACGAAGGTGCGGGAACGGGTGCAAATGCAACCGAGACGAACCTGTCGGCTCCTGTCGGCGGAACACAGTCCGAGGAAACCGGACAGGCAACGCCCAAGAACGTGCCTTCTACGTCTCCCGGCAGTGACTCCAAGTCACCCGGACAAACCAACCCTCAGACGGCCATGGCCACGGATATCAATACCGTGCCGGGCGGTAGCGAGGATTGGTCGAACAAGGACGTCTTGAAGCAGGCAAGTGCTGTTCTTCGCAAGGCCCTCCAAAAGAAGGCCGGCGTGAACAAGAACATTTCAAAGGTGGCTCGTGTCCTCAAGATTGCAGAAGATGCGATCAATCCGGCAAGCATTGGTGCCGGCAAGGACGTGCCGCCTGATTCATCGCAGGCAGAAGAGGGAGTTCCTTCACAACCTTCTGAGACCACAACTCAGAAGCGTTTGATCGGCTCCAACGATGCGGCGATCAATTATAAGAAGAGTGATGCGAAGGCTGTTCCCAAAGAACGGATGGGTGAGGTTCTGTCAGAACCAGCTCAGAGGAAGTCCACGGATCCAGTCCTTCACAACAACCTGGATGCAACGGGTGAGGCAGGGGTGAAGATCTCCCATGTCAAAGCTGCTGCAGCTAGGGCCTTCCTGCGCAAGGTTGCGCAAGAGGGTATGGGCGAAGATGCTTCGCCTGAAGAAAAAGAGAGGGCGGCAAAGCTGCAAGCCATCCTCGCAGCCAAGGAAGAGGAAAACCAAGAAAAAGCCTCAATGGGTGGCATGGGAATGGACGGGGGCGGCGCAGGAGCCGCAGGTGGGGTTGGTGGTGGAGCATCTATGCCAGTCGGCGGTGGTTTCTAGGAGGACATGACAATGGCAACCAACACAAAAACAAAAGTAAGTGCTGCACAGGCTTCATCGGTCTATGCAGAGGTTCCAGGAGTCCTTCGAGCACTATCGGCCGAGCGGGACGAGCTTCGGACAAAGCTCGCCTCAGCCAACAAGGCATTGGCCGACTACCAGAAGCGGGACCGAATTGAAAAGATTGCTCAGCGTATGGAGGACCGTCATATCGACATCGGTATGGCCCACCAGGAACGTGTTGAGAAGATCAAAGAGGCGCACGCTCGTGGCAGGTCGTTGGACGCGATCGAAGAGGCAGTCGAGATGACGGCACCTTCGGGCGAGTTCGCCAAGATTGCGGAGGATGTTTCGGGGCATGGCGCAGGCCAGCTCGAGGCGTATCTCCTTGGTGAGATTGCTGGTTAGTCCATCAGCATTCTTGTGCAGTGTTGTGAAACGGAAAAAGGAAAAACGAAATGGTAAACTTCGAGCTAGTGACTGAAGTGCAATCGCTTCTTCGCCGGGATTTTCCCATGGCGGACAAGTCGTTGCTGAACCCCAACAACGCAAACCCGCTGATCGATGGCGAGTTTGTGGAAGTGAACTCCGCGTACCAGCTGGTGCGTGCAGGCAACCAGAAGAACGCATGGGCGGTCTTTGCAGAGCGTGGACGTTACGACGTTCAGTCGATCGGCAAGGTTCCCGTGTTGTTCGCTGGAAGCTACGAGGCGGACACCCGCGTGTTCACGGCTGCTGGTCTCACCCTCGGTGGGAATCTGCAGACCTCGAACGCTGTCACGGTTGATGGTCAGACCAAGAGCGGTCTGCTCATTCACAGCGGTGGTCCGGTTATTGGATGGGTGACGCGTCTGCCTGCCAACAATGGCGGTCGGTTGCGTTTCTTCCAGGCCCTTGTGTAACCCTGGGAAAAGAAAGAGGAGAAAACGAAAATGAGTGCTCCAGCAAAAATCCTGAATGACCTCTTCACCCAGCGTCTCGACTCTGGTGAGGGCAAAGAGAAGATCGCCGAGTATGCCGGCACCTACATTCGCGACCGTTTGCGCGAGGTATCTTTCACCCGAAAGATCATCCCGCCGCAACAGGTCACGCGTGCAGATTGCCAGCGTTCAGTGAATCACGACACGCTCGTGAAGATCATTGACATCGAGCCCAAGAGCCGTGCGATGAGCCTGACCTTCCGTGGTCAGCCCACCGCTCGCTTCATTCGCGCACCCCGTGCAGAAGTTGCCTTCTACACCATCTCCTCGGAGAAGTTCGAGAAGACGGAGCAGGAGCTGCTTGCGTACGAGATGCCGATCACGAAGATCATCGAGGACAACTCGGTGAAGGACATCCAGGAGATCGAAGACCGTGAGTTCACGGTCCACATCGAGGCGGCTGTCCAGGCTCTCCAGACCGAGGCAAACGGCAACGTCGTCACCGCTTTGAACGCCACAAACGTTCAGGCAGGCAGCGTGGTCGAGACCTCCGTCCGCAAGGGCGAGTTGGCTCGTACGGCAACGTCGGATGATGCAACGGTTCGCCCGGTGCAGCGTCCTGACTTCGTCAACCTGTTCAAGCTCCTTGATGGAAACCGTCTGCGCGCAGAGATGGTTTTGATCACCGAGGTTGATTGGGACGATATCCTCCAGTGGACTGTTTCCGACAACGGCGACAAGATCCAGTCGGAGACCACGGTGGACGGCTACAAGTACAACCTGCTTCTGGGTCGTGCTTACTGCCGCACCATCAAGACGGACATCCTCCGTCCAGGCAATGTGTACTGCTTCACGAAGCCAGATTTCTTCGGGAAGTTCTACATCCTCAACAACACCAAGTTCTACATCGACAAGATCGCGAACTTGATCACGTGGCAGTCGTGGGAGGACATTGCGATCTCGGTCATCAACATCGCCTCGGTCCGCAAGCTCGAGCTGTACTCGGGTGATGCGACCAGCCTGAACACTGACGGCATCCTGTCGTCGGTCATTCCGGTGGGCGAAGAGGACCTTGGCGCGATCAACAACCGTGTTGAGTCGGGTCTCGTGTTCCCGAACATCGAGGTCTTCTAGTCAACTAGAAGTCTTCCCTGTCTGGGGTCCGGACAATGGCGCCGCTGTCTCATTGGGGCGGCGGCGCTTTTCTTTTAAGGAGATTTTCAAATGGCCGATTCAAAAAGTTTTCGCATCGAGAGTATGGTGGGCAAGGTTGGTTCGCGTCTGCAGAGGTATCAGTCCTCTGTGCGCCACACCGAGACCATCTTTGTGGCGGGCAAGCGTCTCGTCATGGACCGTTCAATCACGATGAGTCCTGCAGAGTTCGAGAAGAACTCGGCTGAGATCATGCAGAAGGTCCGCGCTGGCTTCATTCGTGTGGTCACGCCCGAAGGTAATGTCATCGATTCGCTTCCAAGTGGATTGCTGACGCATCAAGCTCCAGGCAAGAAGATCGAGGTCGAATTTGAGCTTAAGGGCGAGCGCATCCCTATGGTCGACTTGTCGTCCGTCACAACGCCCCCGCCTCCACCTGAAGCCACCCCAGAGGCACCGGTTGAACCTGTCCCAGAGGCACCGGTGGCTGAGTCTGCACCGG